TCTGCTATAGCACATTTAACATATTCAATATCTAATACTTGTATGAATAGTGTTGCCCATGTTGTAGTATGTAATATCTCTTTTTGATATCTACCTTCTACATCTATTGTTTCCATTTCTTCAGGCCATGTACTGTGACATTGTGAATAAAGTATTGGGTGTAAAAAGTTTGGCATTAGAATCATGCCATTTCGTTTGTCGATTTCTGCGTCTACTATTGCTTGTAGACTCCATTCGGTGTAATCAGATAGTGTAAAGTCATCAATACTTTCTACCATACCACCTTCTAATAATATAGGAAGTCTAGGGTACCATGGTTCCATATCCAGTTGCCCATGCTCACAACTGTTCATCAATCCACATTCTTTACATTTTAATCGGGGAAAGTCAGGATTATATTCTGACGGGTGAAAAGGTATCCCTTCTTTGTCTCTAGCCATTATTATATTTCAATAGAGGCTTCGAAAGTAAAGTTTTCCAAATCAGGGAATGTTAATGCTAATTCATCTGATATAGCATTTCCTTCTTCTTCATCTATTTCTTCGTCTAAAACAATCTCATGAATAAAAATAGGGCCATGTTCATCTTCATCTGTATAAATGACAACATCAATTGCTACTTTTTTAGCATCGTCAGTTACACCTTTAACAATTTTACTTGACACAACACTTTGGACAATATCAAAATATTCTATGATATCATCTTCGTCGAGTTCATCTCTCGTATTAAATCTTGCAAAATTCTTAATGAAAGCCATTTTATTTAGTCACCGCCTTTATTTTTACTTGTGCCTGCGTATAGTCCAAACCATGCCGCTCCAGCACCAACAATAATACTTATCAAACCTGATTGTTCAAGACTAGGATTTTCTAGTCCCATAAACCACATTGTTGAATAATATAGTAAGAATATGTAAACTGTTAAGAATAAACGTGGAAAAATTCTCCAGGCATCTATTGCCGCGGCTAAATCAATCCATTCTTGATATTTGTTCTTACTACTATCTACTATGTGAGTATCTAGTTCTAAGTCAATTTGTACTGTCTTTTTTTCTACATCTGCCATTATGGTCTCCTTTGTGTGTACTACTGTATTTATCATTTTTATTGACTTTACCAGGAACTGAATATATAATGTTTTAATGCTTATAAATAAATTAGACATACACAGAGGTAAAACAAATGGCATTCAATAGAACATTCAATTCAGAAGAAATCGCAAGATTAAAAAGAGTAGTGCAAGAAGGCGAACAAGTCCTTTATGAAGTAGAAGCACTTAACACTGGTTTAAGAGAAACTGTTAAAGCAATAGCAGATGAAATGGACATTAGACCAGCAATCCTAAACAAAGCAATTAAGGTTGCCCACAAGGCAAATTTTGGTGAAGAATCAGATAAATTCGATGAGTTAGAAACAATACTAGCGGCAATCGGAAAAGACCAACTTTAATTCAAGTTTAGGAGAATTTAATTGAGTTATGTAGACGCATTCCACGATAGGACTCGAGATGTTATCCATGTATCCGAAAGGGTAAATGGTAAACGAGTTCTAGTTCAACACAAACCGGAATACAATTTTTATTATCAAGATCCAAAAGGTAAAGCAAAAAGTATCTATGGAGATCCTGTCACGGAAGTAGTCTGCAAAAACTTTAAAGATTTCAAAAAGAATATAGCAATCAATCGTGCTAGTGGACAACTGTATGAAACAGATGTCAAACCTGTAAACAAAACTTTAGCAAAACATTATTTAGGAGTAGAACAACCTAAACTTCATACTGCATTTTATGATATTGAAGTAGACTTTGATCCTGTAAAAGGATTTGCTCCACCAGAAGAAGCATTTATGCCTATAACTGCTATTGGTGTTTACTTGGATTGGATGGATGCTATGGTATGTTTGGCTGTACCACCTAAAACATTAACTTGGGAACAGGCACAAGAAGTTGCAAAGACTATGCCTGAAGTAATGTTGTTTAGAGATGAAGCACAAATGCTTAAAACATTCCTACAGTTAATAGAAGATGCAGATATTATTAGTGGTTGGAACAGTGAAGGTTATGATATACCTTATACAATTAATCGTATAATAAAAGTATTAGGTAAAAGCGAAACTAGAAAGATGTGTTTGTTTGACCAATTTCCTAAAGAAAGAACATATGATAGTTTTGGTAGTGAAAGACAAAGTTATGACTTAATAGGTAGAGTGCATTTAGATTACATGCAACTTTATAGAAAGTTTAACTATGAAGAAAGACACAGTTATAGATTAGATTACATTGGTGAAATGGAGTTAGGTGAAAAGAAAGTAGCCTATGAAGGAAGTTTAGATAGATTATATAATCATGATTTCCAGAAGTTCTTAGAATATAATATCCAAGACGTTATGCTAATTGCTAACATGGATAAGAAGTTACAGTTCATTGACCTTGCTAATACTATTGCACATGACAATACTGTATTACTTTTCACAACAATGGGTGCTGTAGCAACTACAGAACAAGCAATTATTAATGAAGCACATAGACGTGGATTATGTGTTCCAGATAGAAAACGTGGTAAGCCTGATGATAGTACAGCGGCGGCTGGTGCCTATGTGGCATTTCCAAAGAAAGGATATCATGATTGGGTAGGTAGTATGGATATTAACAGTCTATATCCTAGTGTGTTTCGTGCATTAAACATGGGACAGGAAACTATTGTAGGACAGTTAAGACCAGACTTTACAGATGAAGAACTAACAAACAAAATGAAGTTAGAGAAAATGTCCTTTGCTGATGCTTGGTTAGGCAAGTTTGGTACTAACGAATATGAAATGGTAATGAACAAAGATGTTAATACTGTTATGAAGTTAGATATGGAAGATGGTTCTCACTTAGATGTAACAGGTGCAGATGTATATAATTTAATATTCAATAGTGAACAACCTTGGTGTATTAGTAGTAATGGTACAATATTTAAAACAGATTTCAAAGGAGTTATTCCAGGATTGCTTGAACGTTGGTATTCAGAAAGACAAGACTTACAAGCAAAGAAGAAACAAGCAACTACAGATGAAGATATTGCTTTTTGGGATAAGAGACAATTAGTTAAAAAGATTAACCTAAACAGTTTATATGGAGCGGTATTAAATCCAGGCTGTAGGTTCTTCGATAAAAGAATTGGTCAGAGTACTACTTTGACTGGTAGGCGGATCACCCGCCACATGGGAGCAAAAGTGAATGAGTTGCTCACAGGAAGATACGACCATACAGGTGATTGTTTGGTGTACGGCGATACAGACTCTGTGTATTTTACAGCCACACCGGCTATGCCAGATGATATGTCATTAGACATGGATGGTGCAATCGCTTTGTATGACCGTATCAGTGAACAAGTTTCAGATACTTTTCCTGAGTTTATGAAAACAGACTTTAACTGCCCAATAAGTTTAGGTAGTGTTATTAAAGCAGGAAGAGAAGTAGTTGGTAAGTCTGGTATATTTATTACTAAGAAAAGATATGCTATTAAATGTTTAGACATAGAAGGATATCAGCCAGAAGGCGGCAAACTAAAAGTAATGGGAATGGATATCAAAAGAAGTGATACTCCAGAGTTTGTACAGGACTTCTTAGAAGAGATACTAGATGCAACATTGGAAGGTAAAACAGAAAATGATGTTATAGAAATGATTAAAGAGTTCAAAGAACACTTTAAAACATTAGAACCTTGGAAGAAAGGTATGCCTAAAAGGGCAAACAATGTAACCTTGTACACCAAGAAGTATAATAAGTCCGTTAAAGGACCAGGCAGTAACATGACGTTACATAAGTTAGAGACTTTAAAAACTGAAAAGGAAAACAAAATGATACCTGGTCATGTTAGAGCAAGTATTAATTGGAATAACTTGAAGTATGCTAACAGCGACAATTACAGTTTAAAAATAATGGATGGTGCAAAAGTTGTAGTATGTAGATTGAAAAACAATGCTATGAACTATACAAGTATTGCATATCCTACAGATGAATTACATCTTCCAGATTGGTTTAAAGAATTACCATTCGATGAAGATGCAATGGAAGAAGCAGTTTTGGATAAAAAGATTCAAAATGTGTTAGGTATAATGGGTTGGGATTTAAAACGTGCCAATAACGCAGAAACACTAGATGCATTTTTTGAATTTTAATCGAAAAAAATGGAAAGAAAAGTCTTGACTTTTCTAAATAGTAATGTATAATAGTAAACAAATTATTCTATCGGAGAAAATATGAGCAATTACATAAAAGATACTATGAAAGATGTTTTACGTCATACACATGACTTAGGCATATTTGAAATGGTAAAAATTAAAGGCACTACAGAATTAACAGAAGTTGAAACTGTAGATGCAGACAAAACAGTTATATTCAAAGGTGAAATGAACAATCCTGTTGTTGATTTTGTTGATGCAACTGTTGGATTATCAAGAATGGGTGTATTAAAAGGTTACTTACAATACCCAGACTTTGAACATGAAAACGCAACTGTAAGAGTTGTAACACAAGATAGGAACGGTGAAAGTGTTCCTACTGAAGTAGAATTTATAAGTGAGAATGGTACAGATGCACATTATAGATTTATGTTAGCAGATGTTATCAATCAACAACTTAAAGACATTAAGTTTAAAGGTGCAGAGTTTGATGTAAACATTGAGCCTAGTCAGAAAATGATGAAGGACTTAACTTATTTCAATACTATCTTAGCCGCCTATGAAGCCAACTTCATGCCTAAAACAGAAGAAGGTGCTTTATATTTCCATGTTGGAGATGGTGGTAGTGATAGAACTAAAATCCTTATAGACAATAATGTTGAAGGAGAGATTAACACAGAATGGAAATGGCCCTTAGATGTTGTATTAAAAATTCTTAGACTAGGAGATAATTCAAACCTAGTTATGAGTTTCAATAATCAAGGACTGTTACAAATTAAAGTAGATAGTGGTATGGGTATCTATACTTACTTACTTCCTGCGAGGTCATAATGAGAGATTTATCCAAACGACATAGCGATTACGCAACATTTTTACCTGCAATCAGTGGATTCTTTACTGAATTGTTAGGTAGATGTAATAGTGTCGAAGGATATATTCCCAATGTAGATGGTAGAGATAGAGTACCACAAGGCTTTGAACATGGCTTTGCTGGTATGAACTTTCTTGATAAAGAGAAAGGTTACTACTATTATGACAAAGCATTATATAGTGCCGGTCATGCCTACTTAGACTTAGATAAAAGTGAGATAATGGAATACATTATACATACTAGGGATAAGAATGCAACTACTATTGTTGGAGACTCAGGTGGTTTCCAAATTGGTAAAGGTGTTATTAAATTTGACTGGGAGAACTTTTTTGAGAAACCAGGTGATCCAGGATACAAGGGCGATGCCGATAGAGTCCGTGCAAAAATCCTGGCTTGGTTAGAAAATACTGCTGATTGGAGTATGACCTTTGATGTTCCTAGTTGGGCATGTAAGCCTGGCTTTAGAGAAAAGACTGGACTAAACAACTTTGATGAATGTTTAAAGTGTACAACTTATAACTTAGAATGGTTTAAAGATAATCGTTTAGGTAAAACAAAGTTCTTAAATGTATTACAAGGCACATATTGGGATGATGCAGAGCAATGGTATCAAACAGTTAAACCTTATTCACAAGGCCCAGACGGATTAGAAGGTTGGGGCATGGGTGGTAATAACATTCGTGATATGCATATGGTTCTTAAACGTCTTATTACAATGAGAGATGATGAACTATTACAAGACAAAGATTGGATTCACTTCTTAGGAACAAGTAAACTTGATTGGGGTGTAATGCTAACAAGCATACAAAGAACTCTTAGAGAACATGTTAATCCAAATATTACAGTTAGTTTTGATTGTGCTAGTCCTTACATTAGTAGTGCAAACGGATTAGTTTATACTAGAAACAAAATTATGTCAGAGCAAATGAGTTACATTATGGAGAAGTGTTTTGATAACAAAGCATTTAGTCACTTTAGTCCTGGTAACTTATCTGATAATCCTTTCCCTTGGGAGAGTGAAATTGGTAGAAGAGTTACTGCTGGTGATGTAAATTGGTATGCTCCTGGTATGTTAAACAAAATTAATAAAGAAGGTAAAACATCTTGGGATAGTTTTACATACGGAATACTAATGGCACATAATGTTTATATGCACATTAGAGCAGTTCAAGAAGCAAACAGTCTAGCAACAATGGAGTTTGAAAACTACAAGTTGGATTGGAGAAACTGGCAGAAGAAAGGTAAGAAACTTAATCAAGAAAGCCTTTGGACGCCAAGAAATATGTTGATGTTTAATACATTAGTAGAAGAAGTATTTACTAGTGATACACCACATAAGTTAATTGATGAAGCAAAACCATTCTTAGATGATGTTAGCAACAACAAGCATAAGGATCATGATAGTGCATTTAAAAATAGTGCGGCTAGTATGTTCTTTGATGAAGAAGTTGAACAACAAGTTGAAGGTGAGTTTGATGCAGTAATGGAACAAGCACTAGATGACCTAGTGGAGGAATTATAATGGCTAATGGAATAGTAAATTTAAGTAAAGATGATTATAGAGAATTCAACTTTAAAGTTGATGTACTAACAAAAAAGGGATATGATTTACCTTTTACAGTAGATTACGTTAAAGAAGATGATACTTATAACATTCAGATACTTGGTGAACATGACCTTGAAGAATTAGATAGGTTGACCGGATCTTTTACATTTAATGGATAGATAATGAAAGCACTTTTAGTAGGTACAGGAGGCATAGGTAGTAATGTGTATTTTCCACAGTTGCAGAACCTTGGCTTTGATGTAACTACTGCTGATTTATATGACGAAAGAGCAGACTATCAGAACCCAAATGATGCTAAAGGAAAGTTTGAAGTTGGTGTTGTTTGTACACCTAATCACTCTCATGAACTTATAGCACAACAACTTGCTAAAAAATGTAAGGTTGTATTAGTAGAGAAGCCTGGCTTACCTAGTGCTGATATGTGGAGTGCATTGTGTGAAGAAAATCCTAAAACAAAATTTGTTATGTGCAAAAATAATATGTATAGAAACAATTTAGGTGCAGTTCAAAAATGGAGAGACTCAAACGAAAAACCATTGCGTATAGAAATTAATTGGTTAAACAAAAATAGAGTACCTAACCCAGGTGGCTGGAGTACAAATAAAAAGATGGCATGGGGTGGAGTTGCATTAGATTTATTCCCACATTTATATACACAATTAATTAATATTACTCCGTTAGATAGTTTACAACGTGGTGGTTATAGTATGGCACAACAATGGCAACTATCAGACTTAATGGATGGTAGTGACTATGGACAGATATCTATGGATGGTGTTTATAATGTATGTGACTATGCAGAAGAAAGTTGGATAATGAATGGAGTTACTCCTATAACATTAAGAGCAAGTTGGAAAGCAGGATATGATGACCAAAGTATTAGAATCATTACTGCTGATAGCGAATATGTTTGGCACTTTGGACTATGTCCAGATTATGCATATGGTGAAATGATTCATAAAGCAATGACAGAAGATTATAACATGCATAGATACTTTGATGAATGGATTCATAAACAGTTAGAGGTTTATCATGAAGGTTAAATTATTATATACAACTGGCAACAATGACTTACTAGAAACTATTTGGGATAAGCCAGAACCAAAGAACAATGAAATAGAAGTTAAAGCATTGATGACTGGAGTATGTAGTAGTGATGTTGCTATGTATAATGGAGACTTTCCTATACTACCAAAAGAAATACAAGGGCATGAAGGACTAGGTATAGTTTCAAAAGTAGGTAGTTTAGTAGAAGCAAACATGGGTATTGAAGAAGGAGACTATGTTGCAACAAGAGGTGAGCCTGGCTTTGCAGATTATTATAATTGTAAGCAAGGACAGTTTGTTAAAGTTCCTAAAGTAAAAGATCCTAAATATATAATAGAGCCCGTAGCATGTGGAATTAATGTTGCTAATGCAGTTGAAGATGATGATGATTTGAATAAAACTATTGCTATAATAGGTACAGGATTCCTTGCAAGGATTACACATTATGCATTAAAACGTAGAGGTTATAAAAACTTTTATGTATATGGAAAAGCATATCCTGAGTATTGGGATAAGCAAGATGTTGTACAAGTAAAACATACAGGATTTCATTTACAAATGCCTACAGACATAAAAGCATTTGATGTGTTTATTGATTATTCAGATAAACCACAATACTTAACAAGCCTTTATGTAAATGAGAATGGTACTTTTATATTGGCGGCAGAGAAGAAAGTGGATGGTATGGACTTTAGTAAGTATCTTTGGAATAACATTACAATTAAATGTCCTAGTCCAAGAGATAAAAGTTTTGTAAACTCTATGAGATATGCTAGGGAATGTATTAAGAGTGGAAGTTTAAATGTTTCAGATATGTGGTGTAAAGGTTACAGTAGAGATGATGCCAAAGAGGCATTTGAAAATAAACTTAATGGTATAGATAAAGGTAGGAGTTATTTAATATGGAAGTAATATTATTTTTCATAGGTATTATTATTTCAGTTGGCTTCATAGGCTATATCCTAGGAGCAAACTTTAGAAACCTTCCTGAAGGTTCAAAAGGCATTACAAAACCATATACAAGTAAGTCAGGTGTTAAAAGAACTGCTAAGAAAGAACGAGAAGAACATATAGTATGAAGTATATAGAATTATTTGCAAAGAATGTATTTGAAATAACTACAATAGCAATAGTTATAAGCATTATGCTATTGACATTGAGTTTATTAGGTACAATTATGCTGTATGGAATAGGTGCAGTTGGAGATTGGATATTATGACAGTAGAAAATAGAGAAAACTTTGGAGAAGATCCTAAATTTTTTGTAGGTGTTGAAGTAGAACGTTCACCTTTATTTGGTGTAACTACTTTATTTGTTGTAGGGCAACAAAATCCAAAAGAGATATTACAAAGATGTTTAGATAGGAATATCAATCATGTTTATTTAGGTTGTGGATATACATTTAATCCAGAGACTGAAGAAGATTGGAATGATTGGGACCATATTATAAAAGAATTATTTAAAGCAGATATTTGGGTTACATTAGACTTTAACTCTAAATACTGTGAACAAGTATTAGAATTTGGTTGGGACGAAAACCAAAGGTTCGTAGCAATGATTAGTGTGCCTATGCCTCACGTTAATCAGTTTAATTACAATGCGACCCTTAAAATTGATGACAAGGCGTTCAAAGGTCCCAATGGCGGAGTATGGTGTCATCAAGTACATGAATTAAGAAATAGGTCCAGATATACTTCTTGGGCGGCTTACATAGGAGACGAAGTAATTGACTAAAATACCAGAAATAATGGTTGACATTAGTTACGAATTCGTATAATATAGTATAACATGAAGATAAAACTTGAAGTTGAAATAGATACAAAAGCAGATATGGACGAGATAAACAGTCTAGTTGAGATTGTATCTGATTTTAGAGATAAACTAATAGCACTTCAAGAAGATGATGATTATGATGATTGAAGTATTGAATACACTAATAGGAATAATGTTTGTAATAGGATCAGGATTCTTTGCATACATGACTTCACATATAATAGCAGAAAGAAAAGCAGGTAAACAAATACCTTTACCTTGGGAGAAAAAGTAATGCGAACTATTTGGGTAACATTCCAACAAGAAGGTGTCCACTTCTATCCAGGAGCAGACACAGATCCTAAGTTAGCAACAGGCGACTGGGACGATGTAAGTTTTCTTGGCTATAAGCATAGACATATATTTCATTTTAGAGTGTGGATCGAAGTGTTCCACGATGACAGAGACATAGAATTTATTCAGTTCAAACGATGGTTACAAAATTTATATAACCAAGATGGCGTACTTGAACTGAACAACAAAAGTTGTGAGATGATTGCAGATAATTTATACAAAGCAATCAACGACAAATACCCTGGCAGATTTGTCAGGATATCAGTAGCCGAAGATAATGAAAACGGTTGCGAAATGGAGTATGCTGTTCACAGTAGACCCTTAGGTGAGGAATACGAGGTTGATACAGGATGCTAAACTTTATATATAAAGGAGAAGAAAATGAGTAGTGAAATTCATTTACAAATAAAAGCAGAGATGGAATCCTATCTTGAAGAAAGTGCAAAGTTCGAAGAGAAAGGAATTAAAGCATCTGCTACTAGAGCCAGAAAAGCACTTGGCAATCTTGGTAAACTTACTAAGAGTAGACGTGCTGAAATCCAAGAAAAGAAAAATAGTATGTAATTATGAAAGTATTTTTAGTTGAATTAGAACCCGTAGAAACAAGATATACTGCCCAGTGGAAAAAGTATTTGCCTGTGCAGATGCAAGATGCTGGACTGGAAGTCGAAGTTATAGAAGGTCCTGATGATGCTCCAACGGATACAACTCCAGGAGCATTTTTAAACTTCAGTGGTACAAACTACTGGAAGTCCGAACAACTAAAAACTATCAGTAAGTTGTTTGCAGAAGGAAAGGTAAGTGATGGCGATTACTTCCTTTACACAGACGCATGGAATCCTACTGTTATACAACTTAAATACATGGCTGAACTGTTGGGTGTAAACATAAAAGTCGGCGGCATGTGGCATGCCGGCAGTTATGATCCTGCAGATTTCCTTGGTAGATTAATTGGAGATGCGCCGTGGGTCAGACATGCTGAACGTAGTATGTTTGAAGTATTTGATGATAACTTCTTTGCAACAGACTTTCATTTAGACATGTTCTGTAGAGAGTTTGGATATGAGAAGTTTGATTTATTGAATACAGGTAAGGCTCACATAGTTGGGTGGCCCATGGAGTATCTACAAGATGAATTAAGAATGTTTGATAGTCCTGGAAAGGAAAATATCATACTATTCCCACACAGATTGGCTCCTGAAAAGCAATTAGATATATTCAAAGATTTGGCAGAAACAATGCCAGAGTATGAATGGATTGTTTGTCAGGAACAAACCTTAACAAAGGATGAGTATCATTCATTGTTAGGTAGAGCAAAGATTGTCTTTAGTGCAAACACACAAGAAACACTAGGCATTAGTTGTTATGAAGGAGCATTGGTCGGTGCTAGTCCAATGGTTCCAGATAGATTAAGTTATTCAGAAATGTATGGCGATAGTTTTCTTTATCCAAGTGAATGGACAGAAGACTTTGAAAGTTATAAAATGAATAAAGACTTAATGGTAGCACATATAAAAACTGTGTTAGGCGAGAATGACTTTACTAGAGTAGATTTATTATCAGCAAGCCTTACACACAACTTCTTTAGTGGAAATGCACTTTATGAAGTTATCCGAGGTAAAGAAGATGGAAATTAATAACGAAAAGGCAGTAATAATTACAGGTGGAAGCGGATTCATAGGGTCTAATGTAGCCAGACTATTTGTTGAAAGTGGTTTCAATGTAATTAATATTGACAGAAAGAAAAGAGAGATACCTGGTGTTACTCAATATCCTTTTGAGATTGATAACAAACAAGTTAAAGGTATTGTAGAATTAATTAAACCACATGCAGTAATTCATATTGCGGCAAACAATAGTGTACCTCAGAGTGTAGTAGATCCTATGCCTACATACACAGACAATGTATTACAAACAATAAGTTTATTAAACACTTGTGTTGGTGCTGGTGTACCTAACTTTATATATGCTAGTAGTTCTAGTGTGTATGGTACAAGTGATGATAATCCTTTAGGTCCTAAAGATGAATATGAACCTACTGAACCAATCAATCCTTATGGTAGAACTAAACTAATATGTGAAAACATTATTAAGGACTATGCAGATGTATATGGATTTAACTATGCTAATCTTAGATTGTTTAATGTTGCAGGAAGTAATGCAGGTAAAAACGGATATCAGAAAGATCCATTAGTCCATGTATTACCAATATTAGTCCAAGCAGGACTACTAGAAGAAACATTTACAATTAATGGTGAGGATTATGACACACCAGATGGAACTTGTGTTAGAGATTATACGCATGTCAATGATGTTGCAAGAGCATTTTTGTCAACTGCTTACTATATGTTTGACCAACACGAAAATCTTACATTAAACATTGGTAACAATGATCCAGTAAGTATGAAAGAATTAGTTAGTGCTGTCGGAGAAGCACTAGACACTTCAATAGATGTAGAATATGCAGATGCTAGAGCAGGTGATATGACTAAGACATTTGCAAACATAGATAAAGCAAAAACAGTTTTAGGTTGGGAGCCAACCAACTCTATTCAACAAATAGTTGATGATGAAATTAAGTGGCAAAAAACTAAAATTAAGAAGAGGTAGATATGAATAGAAAGGTTGGTAAGGTACTAATTTGGACCTGCTTAATCATTGCTTTCGTTTTTGTTGTTATACCAGTTCATTAGTAGGAGAAAAAATATGAGAAATAACTTGACTTGTGCCGGAAAAAGTGGTATAATAGTCCTATGAGTAAAGTATATTACAGTTGGTCAGATGTGAACAGTATGATGTCTGATATCACACAACAAATGGCAACACAGATGTTGAGACCACATGTAATATTAGGACCTGGTAGGGGTGGTTTCCCAATTGGTGTTATGATGAGTCATTACTTTGACATTCCATTTCATGGATTTGAATGGCAAACAAGAGATGGCAAAATACAGAATAGTAGCCAATTAAAATCACTTTTGTCTAAATACAATGGTAAAAGAGTTGTTATTATAGATGATATAAATGATACAGGCACTACATTACAAGGCATACATGACATTGTAGTAATGGAAGGTATGGTAGACAATGTAAAGTATATAACTTTATTTGATAAACTTTCAAGTAGTTTTGGTGAAGTAGAAATCACTGCTAAAGAACTTGACGAAGTAGAAGAAAAACAATGGATAGTATTTCCTTATGAGGAGTGGTGGAAATGAAAATAATTAGTCAGTATTGGAGCGAAGGAGCACCAACACAAATGGAATTGTTTGAAGATACAGACAAAGACTTTGAAACAATGAAAAGAAAGATTAAAGGCACAACTAATAGAAGTGCAAGAATTATCGAACAGAAAGGTTTTGCAGTTGAATTTTTTGAGGATAATGTGTTAGTAGAAACTAGACAACTTCCAAATAAAAGTATTGCATACGCAGAAGATACTGCTGAAAATTGGGTTAGTGGTTTGATAACACAACATTATTTAGACAAAGGAGCATAACATGGCAATAACATGTAAAAACAAAAACAAAGACTTTAAGAAGAAAAGAATTAATCATTCTAATCATATCATTAGACAACGTCTCTGGGAAGAAACTAAAGAGAGGTATGAGAGTGGAAACTAGTAAAAAGATTAAAGCAAAACTAAAGGACGCAGGTAAAAGATTCTGGGCAGGAGATAATATCTCAGAATACTTAGAAGAAGGCGATAAGCAAAAACTTATTGATGAACTTGCTCCTAAGTTTGAATCAGTATTGGAAGGACTTGTCATTGATATTGAGAACGATCCTAACAGTCACGATACAGGTAGACGTTTAGCAAAGATGTATATCAATGAATTGATGGCAGGTAGATATGATGCTAGACCTAACGCAACTGCATTTCCTAATGACAGTGAAGATAGATATGAAGGTATGCTTGTAGTAAGAAGTGAACTTACAAGTATGTGTTCACATCATCACCAGATAGTTAGAGGTGTAGCATACATAGGTATCTTAGCCGCAGACAAATTGATTGGTTTGTCTAAATACACTAGAATAGCACAATGGTGTGCAGAACGTGGAACACTACAAGAAGAACTTGCTAATGATATTGCTAGAGAGATTATAAAAGCAACAGGCACAAAAGACTTAGGTGTTTACATACAAGCGACACATGGTTGCGTAGAGAATAGAGGTGTAAAGGCACATAGTAGTCTTACACAAACAACTGTTCTTAAAGGTGCATTTAAAGATGAAGGTAAAGTGCAAAAAGAATTTATGGATAATATAAAACTTCAACAAAGTTTTGCAGGAAGTCAAGGACAGTAATGATTGAACATAGAAATAGTGGCTTTGTAGTTTCAAATGGACTTGTTCCAGTTAATACTATATGCGATAAGATTGGTAAAGGTAAAACTTTAGATACTTTGATGAAAGTATTTCCTAAACTAAAGGAAGAAGATATCTTTGAAGCCATTCATTTTTATGCAGACAATGTAGACGTACCAAATGCAGATGTTGATAAGTTATTAGCATTAGTAAATGTTGGTAGTAAAGCAGATGAAACTATTATAGAAGTAATGAACTTACATCAAGTAGTTTACATAAAGTTAGTTTCAATAGGACATGCCTTATATAAAGACCAGAAAGACTTTGCTGGACTAATGAATCAAGGATTAAGAATTTGTTGTTTAGATAATATTGAAAGCATGGAAAATGAAACAGAATTGTTATCAGAAGTACATGGTTTAGTTCAACAAGCATTAACAACGGCAGTACCAGATGTACTTGGTGACATGGAAAGAACAAAAGAAGATTTGGACTATAACGAATATGTCCATAAGAGAAATTTAAAGAATGGAAGTTAAAACTTTTAATAATAAAGTAAAGAAGGAACCTAAGTTAAGGTACTCTGAAGTATTCTACTCTGTACAAGGAGAGGGTAGATGGGTAGGTGTGCCTAGTGTTTTTCTTAGAACTTTTGGTTGTAACTTCGAGTGTGCTGGTTTTGGTCAGCCACGTGATAACATAATTGCAAAAGATAGTATGCCTTATCTAACAGATGAGAGAGCAGATCCTAATCATCCAGATGCTTATAAAAGCATGGAAGAGTTGCCTGTTACACCCATAGGGTGTGACAGTAGTGCGAGTTGGTCGGTGAAATATAAACACTTACAACGTACTGAAACGGTAAGTGAAGTGATTGATAACATCCTTTCACTAATTCCCAATCGCACTTTCAGGGGCCGACACGGCGAAGACATACACTTGGTTATCACAGGTGGTGAACCGCTACTAGGGTGGCAACGTGTTTGGCCCGACCTTATTGATAGACTACATAAGGAGCACGGATTAATAAATGTTACATTTGAAACAAATGGTAGTAAATTTTGTGAAGATAATATGGTAGAATACTTTAATGATGAAGGTAAAGATGTACATGTAACTTGGAGTACAAGTCCTAAGTTATCTATTAGTGCAGAAAAAACAGAAGATGCATTGAAGCCTGACTGTTTAGTTAGCATGAACAAAGTAGAGAATAGTTTTTTATATAATAAATTTGTAGTTAGAGACATGATTGACTTTGATGAAGTTGATATGTTTGTAGACGCATACAAGAAAGCAGGAGTTCATTTAGATTCCGTATATTGTATGCCAGAGGGTGCAACATTTGAACAACAAGAATTAACAGAAAAAGATGTTGCAGAAGCATGTATGCAAACAGGATATAAGTTTAGTCCTAGATTGCATATTAACTTATTTGGAAACGCATGGGGAACATGATGAACAGATGGGTAGTAATTTTATTTTTATTTGTAATTGCTTTAGGTGGTTATTCTATGTGGTGGCAGGCTAATAATTGTACTACAGAGTTTACAGCACATGGGCATCCAGTACATATATGCGTAGATTAATGAAAGGAAAGGACAAGAACATTGATGAAATACTTATGGAAATTATGGGCAATGAGCCTAGGAGAAAAAGCATCAGAGGATTCAAAGGACGCGGATCGAGTTGCAATTATAAGAAGCATAGTAGTTCTAGTGAACTTTGCAACATGCTTTTTTATTGTAGCAGGAGTTCTAAGGCATTGGGGTTAGTATGGTAACTTGTGCAGAATGTAATAAAGTATTAATGGCAGAGATGGCACAATACTTTACTGCTAACAGAAGATTTCACTTTTGTGATGCATATTGTTCTACATATTGGCATCAGAAACATGAAACAAATGGAGACCTAAAGAGGTTTCCTGAAGAAGAGGAGATATAAAATGGCAAAGATGATACCATTTAGCATGACCTTAGCAGGCATGACAAAGAAAGGAAAGGATAGAGAAATTGCAAAAGCAAAGTATGAACTATCCGGTATTGAACTTAAAAAAGCATTAGCAGTTGCTGAATGTGATACTGTTGAAGATAAAGCAAAAGCAGAAGTTCAAGTAGAGTTAGACGAAGGTGTAATTGACCAAGTAGAGTTCGATAAAAGATGTGCTATTGTAGATAAAACACCTTGGGTTGAAGTTAAAAAAATGGAAGTTAATGTAGAAGATCCTAAACAAGGTTACATGGAACTAGACTGGAATGATGAGTTTGTTGCTATGTTACAGGAGAAAGGCTACACAGGTGAAAGTGATGAAGCAGTAGTAAACAAATGGTTTAATGATGTTTGTAGAACAGTTTTATTACAAGAAATGGAAGACCAAGACTATGGATTAGAGAATCAAGATGATGTTATCCTAGTAAACGATAGAGACGATGGCACAGATAAATGATTCAATAGGCAAGGCTAAACTTGCCAAGTTTGTAAATGATATACTAGGTCCAAGTATAGACCAGTTTATTGCTTCACTATCTGATGATGAAATCATTGATTTATTAAAAAGTTTTAAAACAATGAACGTAGATTTAGTTAGAGATTTACAAAAAGAATCAGAGAAGAGAAGAATACAAAGTAATCAATGGCAAGAAGATAGTCCTTTTGATAAGATTATGGAAGAGGGATTAAACAAATAGAAAGGTTAGAAATGCAAAAGGTTAGTATTAAAGACATAGGTGGTAAAGTTATTAAAGATACTGAAGTGTATAAACTTCAAGATAACACATTTGGTAACAACCTAGTTTTAAGTAGTACATTTTTAAGAGCAAACCAACATACAACAGGACACAATCATGTTGGACAAGAAGAAGTTTATTTTTTTATTAAAGGTAAAGGTGAAATGTTAATAGATGATAATAGATTTCCTGTAGAAGAAGGTGATGTTGTTTGCATAGAAGATGGAGAGTTTCACAGAGTGTATAACACTTCACATTTAGGATTATATTTTGTTTGTGTATTTGACGGAGGAAGAAACCACTAATGAATTATTTACTTGTTGATGGATTGAATATGTTTATGAGAGCCAAGCACGTTGGTGGCAGAGGGCAGAGCATAGATATGAAAATTGGTATGGCAATGCATATCATGTTCAATAGTATTAATAAGTGTTGGAGAGAGTTTGACGGTAATCATATAGTGTTTTGTTTAGAAGGTAGAAGTTGGCGTAAAGACTTCTATGAGCCTTACAAAGCAAATAGAAAAGTTATAATGGATAGTAGAACTCCTAGAGAACAAGAAGATGATGAGTTATACTTTGAAGCATATGATGATATGGTTAAATTCTTTATAGAGAAAACAAATATGTCTGTTATTAGATGTGAGACAGCAGAAGCAGATGATATGATTGCTACATGGATTCAACAACATCCAGAAGATAATCATTTTATTATTAGTACAGATAGTGACTTTTATCAGTTAATAGGACCCAATGTAACGCAGTATAACGGCACAACGGATCAAGTAGTTACATTGGAAGGGTTTAAAGAATTAAAGACTGGAGAAGAAGTTATAGATAAGAAAACTAAAGCACCTAAAACACCAATTGAGCCTGAGTGGGTATTATTTGAAAAGTGTATTAGGGGTGATAGTAGTGATAATGTGTTTAGTGCTTATCCTGGTGCTAGACTAAAAGGAACAAAGAACAAAACAGGTATGCGAGAAGCCTTTGAAGATAGAGATACAGGTGGATACAATTACAATAACTTCATGTTACAACGTTGGGTGGACCATGAAGGAGATGAACACAGAGTTAAAAACGATTATGAACGTAATAAAATCTTAATCGATTTAACTGAACAACCAGATGAAATAAAAGAGTTGTGTGTGCAAAGGATGAATGAAGGTAAGAAACAAGAACCTGTTTCTAATATTGGAATTCATTTTATGAAATTTTGTGCTAAATGGAACTTACAAAGAATGAGTGACCAAGCACAAACTTATAGTGGAATGTTAAATGGTAGATGTGGATAAAGATATAGATAAAATGATGGCAGAGATTAAAGATCCTGGCAGTACAGATAAGAAGTACATTTATGAGAGAGCAGGAAACAAAGTTTATAAAAGAGAATTTGGTGCTGAACCTAGCACTAGAGTATTAATCAGTGAATGGCAAAAATGAGGAGGTCAAAATGATTAAATTTAAAGAGCAAGTAAAATTGCAAAAAATAAGTGAAGACGCATGGATCGTTAATGATGACGAAAAACGTGTAGGTATTCTTCACAAGAGTGTCCAAGACAAATATACATACTTGGATAAAACGGAGACTATACTGTTTGAAAATAAACAAGAAGTGCAAGATGCATTTGATAATAAGTTTATTTTTGAAAAAGAAGTAGAGTTAGATATTAATCAACCAGCAACATTTTATATCAAAGGATATAGTGTTGACTATCCTAATCCTGTTCCAGTAGATCCAGAGCATGAGGATTATATGGAAGAGATTCCTTTGTTTGCTAAAACAGAAAACAGTAATGTTTACTATGCGGCAGGATGGTATGCAATTAACTTTGATAAAGGTTGGAAACATGGTAACTGTCCAAAACTTAATACACTTGTAACATATGGTTACGAAGGTCCGTTTAAAACTAAAATGGAACTAAAGCAAAGACTTAAAGTTCTTAATAAAATTAAAAGGAAAGCATTGAAGTAATGAATACTAACCCTACTGCATTAGAACAATTTAAACAAAGAGTAAAGACTCTTGCTAATGAATCAAATCGTAATCAAACTGTATTTGATTTACAGTTCTTGAGTAGAGTAGTATATGAAATTGAATTACTAGAAAATCCTTCAAATGAACCTGAAGAACAAATTGTAAGTGGTGGTGCTTTTAAAGATGATACCTAAGTTAAAAGAGGCAATTGGTACGACTCCTCAAACCAATGGAATGTCTGCATCAGATGATTGGAGAGAAGATTGTGGTTATAACAAATACTTCGAACATGAAATGATTTGGCAACAAGGCTTCTACGATGGCAACGATGAAGATTGGCGCCAGATTGGCATACCACATTCAGTCCTAACGGATATAAATACTAATGCAAAAGGTAAGTATGGATGGCATTTTAATGTTGTTCGTGATACCAAATATGCAATTATAACATTCGAGGACAAGGACGATGCTCTTTGGTTCCGTCTTAAATTAAACAAGGATTAAAATGAAAGTAGAGATATACAGTAAACCACAATGTCCATATTGTGATATGGCAAAGAATTTAGCAACACAAAAAGAATACGATTTAACAGTTAAGATGTTAGATGAGGACTTTGATAGAGAAACACTAATGGAAACTTTTCCAGGTGCTAGAACTTTCCCACAGATTATTGTAGACGGAGATAAAATTGGAGGGTATCAAGAGTTCAAGAAACTCGTTGATGAATTAAAATAATGAAATATTTTACTATAGTAATTATTGGTGTTCTATTATTGTTGACAACACCAGCATCTGCAGAAGACCACTATGTAAGAATGTTAAACAGTGATGCAGACAAAAACTATATGGTTTTTGAACCTGCTGTCTTACAAGTTGCAGTAGGAGATACTGTAAACTTTGTATCAATATCTGCAGGACACAATTCCAAATCAGTATTAACTCCAGGAGGAGCGACACCTTGGAAAGGTAAAATGAATGAACAGATTTCAGTTACATTAGATACTCCAGGGGTTTACATATATGAATGTACACCACATGCTATGATGGCTATGGTTGGTGTTATCAAGGTTGGAGATGCTAAAGTTGGCGAAGCAACTAAATTATTTGCCGACAAATACAAAACTAGATTTGTTACAAATAAAGATAGATTGGATGGTTATCTAAATGAGTGATACAAAAGAACAACTAGAACAAATAATCAAAGACAATAATGTTATATTGTTTATGAAGGGTGACCCACATCAACCAAGGTGTGGATTTTCAGCACAGGTAGTAGACATACTAAAAGAATACAAAGTAGAATTCAGTTATATGGATATACTTGAAGACCCAGAAGTCAGAGCAACACTTCCTAGTGTTAGTGACTGGCCCACTTTCCCACAACTATTTGTTAAAGGAGAGTTGATTGGTGGGTGTGATATCATTACAGAAATGCACCAATCAGACGAATTAAAAGCAGTTCTGCTTGATTAAACATAGTTATAACACCTATTAAAACATGTTTTATTGATAAATAAGTGTACGGAGATACACTTATGAGCAGACCTAAGCCAAAAATATTGTTAGAAGCAGTACACAAAGACACATATAAAGCAGACCAAATACTGGCGGCAGAAGCCATCTATTCCGTTTTCTATCAAGGTAATCCAATCAACTTAAGAACATTAAACAAATTAGTTTCTTATCCCGGACCTAAATACAAAAAGGTGTCATTTAGTAATAGTGGACATGCATTTAATCTAGCAGAAAAACTAAACAAAACTTTTAGTACGACAGAATTCCAAGTTATCAAGTTGACAGCAGGTGATGTTGTAACTGAGGACGATGTGGATTCAAATGAAACTAAAGGATAATCTACAATTTAAAATAGCACAAAAGATGCAAAGTGAACACGAGTCTTTGCAACAATACCCACCTCTTGATGTTTGTTATATGTTGTTTAAGAACTTTCAATACAGTAAACAAACATGTAGTGGACTTAGATTAACTAAACTAGGTTGGAACTTAATGAAAAATTATTATGATGTTTATAAGTTTCCAATAGATGAAGGATTACACAAGAATATATTACTTAGATTACATGAACATATGAAATGGCCCTACTACTTAGATAAAAAGATACTAGCATTGTTTAGCGAAGAAGATGCTATGTGGCTTAAAATGATGAGTAATGATATCGAAAAATTTGCAAAAGGACTTGATTAACAAGTAAATACATGTATGGGAACTTTAAATTATAATACTCTAAGACCCTTTTCTAGCACACCAAAAGGACTTCCAAGACTAATACAACCATATGAAGAACTTAATGGTAAAATAGAAGGAAACAGATTCCAATACCAACCATCAGATTCTCCTGACTTATGGCATAATGGTGGTAATTTAGAAGATTATGCAGAAGATGAGATGTTATATACTGCAAATAGGCAAGGGTTTAGAGGCAATTCAATAGAAAATGCACAACGAATTCTTATGACAGCAGGGTGTAGTCATACATATGGTATTGGGGTGAGGAGCCATGAAGTATGGGGTCATATACTTTCAGAACACTTAGACTTATATCATATTAATATTGGTGTAGGTGGAATAGGTTGTGATACTACAGCATTACTAATCAAACAATTTTTTGAGGAAGGTGTAATTCCAGATACATTAGTAGTATTATGGCCCGCCTGGAATAGAAAAATGCTTGTTACAGACAAAGCAAAGAAACTTGATGACCAAATACATGACTTCATATTAGATCCTAAAGTTAAGTTTGATCCTTTTATATTTCAATTTGCGGCTACAGGTAATTGGTCCAATGGTGCCATGAGTGCTGGACCACACAACCAAAAAGAACTAAACGCGGCTGTTAAAGGACACTTATTACAAAGTACTCAGCATAATCTTTTTGACTTTTGGTTTAGGAGAGAACTTGTTATTGAGTTATGTGCTAACTACAATGTAAAACTAATAGAAGCATTTTTGGAACCAGAAACTATGGATTATGTTAAGCAAAATTGTAATAGAAAAATACCAAGATTAGAACTCCACACTAAAGGCACAAAAGACGATTTTGGGGTGGATTTAGCCAGAGATGGCATGCATTTTGGGGCAAAATCACACTCAAATATAGCAAATAAACTCTACGATATAATCAAAACTCAGTAAAACAGGGCCTTTCATAGGTCAAAAAATACCAAAAAAAGTGGAAAAAAAGGTTGACTCTGCCCCCATTTTCTACTATAATACTATGTATAAGTTAATAAAAAGGTAGGAGATTTTATGAGCAGATTCGTAATAGTAAACAAACACAATGATAGTTTGTTTTCTGAGCCAAGCAGACCATCTTGGAAAGGTACGTCTTATAAGTCCGAAGGGGCGGCTAAGGCTGGTATTACTAGGACTATCAAGTTCTATGAAAAGGCGATTGCTGATGTTGAAAAAGTAGTTGCTGAAGGTAAGCCTGAATATCATTCAAGAGCATATAATGCCTTCCGTGAAGCCACTGATCCTGCTTTAGGTAGAACTCATGTAGCAGATAGAGATAACTACAGAGTTATGTCTGAAGAAGAGTATGCAATCATTGAGCCTTTTATTACTGAAACAGGAATTGCTCCTGGGTCAGGTAATGAGATTACAAGAACACGTTCAATTAATGAACCTCACTATATGAATCCATTAAGTGAGTCTTACTGGAGCAAATAATGAAGTTTCACAAGCAAGTAAAAATTCCTGGTATGTCTCAAGAACAAATAGTTGAGGCACTTAGAAAGTCTGACTTGGAAATGAGACCAATGAGGACTGAATTTAGTTTTGAGAAGAAGTTCAAGACTACTAATACTACTTCAGACTACAACCTAGTTGTTGAAGATGAGCAAATTGAAGTTCAGGCTAATGGTGACTACAATGTTTGGAGTTTTGCTCCTTGGGTTGCTAGAGAACTATTAGGTGTTAAGGACAAATACTTAACTATGAGATACACTAAGAGTGATATCGGATACGAGAGAGATGGTTGGGTTGAGTATGCTGAAAATGGTAGAAAAAAAGGCAGTAAGTATATTGATGGCAGGACTGGTGAGGAGAAAACTGTATAATGACATTTCAAGTAATTCAAAAGTTAGAATCAGATAACAGTTCATTGTTCAAGCAATCCGTTATTAAGGAAAACTTGGATAATGAAGAATTCATTTTAGGTGCAAAAATGTGCCTAGACCCACTTGTTACTTTTGGTGTTAAACAAGTTCCATTTAGTGAAACAGATGGTGAAGGTTTGCCTTGGAAAGAGTTTGAAGAACTTGCCCATGCATTACAAACTAGACAACTAACTGGACATGATGCCAGAGATGCTATCCAACGTGATTGTGATATGGCTACTAATGAACAATGGAACGATTGGTACAGACGTATCCTTATTAAAGATTTGAGATGTGGTACTGGTGCTAAACTTATTAACAAAGTTCAAAAGGATACTATTCCTTTATTTGGTTGTATGTTAGCACATGATGGTGCTAAACATCCTAAAAAGATTGCTGGTGAGTGTTATGTTGAATACAAGTATGATGGTGTTCGTGTCATTGCTATCGTGCAAAATGGTAGTGCAACATTACATTCACGTAACGGCAAACTGCTAGAAAACTTCCCACATATTGAAGAAGCATTAAGTAAACCTGAGTTTGAAGGACTTGTATTTGATGGTGAAGTTATGAGTGAAGACTTTCAAACACTAATGAAGCAAGTTCATAGAAAAGAAGGTGCTCAAACAGAAGATTCATACCTAGCAGTATTTGATATGCTTACACTAGATGAGTTTAATGCTGGTGGAACAAGCAAAAATGCTATTGAAAGAAGGCAAAGAATAGTAAACCTTTCAAACCTATTTACATATAGAATCCAATTAGTTGATGCAACACTCATAGACATGGATTCTGATGAAGGACAAGTAAAGTTTCAGGCAATGAATAAACGTGCATTAGACGAAGGATATGAGGGTCTAATGATAAAGCCTGTTGCAGAAGGATACAAATGTAAAAGAAGTCACGCCTGGCTTAAAATTAAACCATTCATTGAAGTTACCTTAAAGGTAGTTGACCTAGAAGAAGGTACAGGAAAGAATGAAGGTTTGCTAGGCGCCCTTGTTGTTGAAGGTGAAGATGATGGTAAGTTCTTTAAACTTAATGTTGGCAGTGGACTTACCGACGAAAACCGAGAGCAAATTTGGGCAAACCAGGAATCTGTTATTGGACAATTAGTTGAGATTAGAGCCGATGCGGCAACTCAAAGCCAAGACGCAGAAGACACTTGGAGTCTACGTTTTCCAAGATTTAAAACTTTCAGAGGCTTTGAAATAGGAGAAAAGATATAATGAGAGAATTACAAAACGGTTTAGTATTAGTGTTTGGAGCAGTATTTTTAATATTGCTTTCATCATCTTTAATAATAGGCAAACAAACTTATGATGATTTGCCCGTAGACTACTTGGACGCACCCATCGATGAGTGTACACATATTGAAAGATATGAATTTGATACACCTGGAATTGATGCACATGAAGTTGAAACAAAAGTAGAGTGCAAGGAAGCCGTATCGTAAAATATGCGTCGATTCGAAAACATAAATGGTGAGAAGCCTATAATAGAAGTCAAGGAACATTCTATTCCTGGCTAAGCATATTATTCTCACATTTAAAAATGGATATGGTGCCAGCATAATACCTGAGTACCATTATCCTCCAAAACAAAAGCCTATGGATAGTGTAAAGAATAGAAAAGTTATTCCTGGTTTATATGAAGTTGCTGTTTTTTATAACGGTGAACTTTGCTACGATACACCAATTACACATGATGTATTGCGTAGTCAAAATGATCCTGAAGTTCAACGTGTTGTTGGAATGATACAACGATTAGAACGAATGGACATTCATTATTTACATCCGGAGGAAGAAGATGCCTAATTGGTGTGAAAACTATGTAAGAATAGATGGTCCTGTTGAAAAAGTATATAACATGGCTAAAGCAGTAGATGACGAAAGACTGTTAGAGTATTTGGTTCCTGTTGAAGGAACTAATATGGATAGAACTAATGCTTGGGGCACCAAATGGGATATATCAGAACCTTCTATGGAACACAAAGTTGAAGATGGTGTTATAGAAGCAAGTTTTATGACAGCATGGGGACCACCTGATGCATGTTTTAATACATATCTCATGGAAAATGATGATGTAACTATTGAAAACTATTACTATGAGCCTGGTAATGCTTTTGCAGGAGTTGACGGAGAGTCTGTTGAATTACCTGCTTCATCCAAAGATCCTGTTTGGGAACAAGATGGTTTACTACAAGACGTAGATAGAGTATTTAATATTAGAGAAAATATGAGAGAGTGGGAAGATGAAGTTGAAGATGGACCTTGGAACGAAGAATAATGGGACACCCAACTGATTCACAAATATTCCGTGCCATCAAAGAAGGTGTTAAAGAAATTATTGAATCAATGAAGGAACATAATAGAGAACAATTAAAGAAATTGGAAGAAATAGAGAGGAAAATTAAAGATGGAAATGGCTGAGTATATAATATTTGGATTTTGTATTGTAGGAGTAGGTTATACTTCATATAATATTGGATTTAAAGAAGGCATAAGCATGGGAGCAGGTCTCATGTGGGAACGACTGTGGGATATGGGAAAGCCACGTAAAAGAAATCCTTCAATTAGAGCAGTAGAACTACAGAGAGATAACAATGGGAGTATATGATATGCATACAGTACCTAGTAATAATAAACGCAAAACAAAACAACAACGTCTAGGAATTCTTAGACGTAATGGTGTTAGCGGCTTTAAAATTGACGAGAAAGGTGTCGTTAGAAGTGCTAAAACTAAAAGACCTTTGGTTTCAACCTTAACTCATACAACCAAACAGGTTGCAGAACACTTTATTAAGTGGAGAGATAGTTTAAAGAAATCTATGATTGGTCACAACGGAGGACCTAAAGTTGACGATTAAATTTAGTAATGTAATACCTTTTCCCTTACAAGAAAGGAAGAGAACTGTATTTGATTTGGAAAAGGAACTTGATATTATTGAAGAGCAGTCAAAGTATGTTGAAAAACTGTCTGAGGATTTACTCAGATTAACAGAACAAATACTAAAGGACCTCGGTAAATACGAGTAATGAAATACAGAGTTCACTTAACAGAAAAACGTCATGGTCGACAAGATTCTGACGGTAGTAATTATCTTACTGAATATGTTGATGGTGATAATGTTATTGAATGGGAGTTAATGGATCGTATTTGTGCAGAGAAATTTATTGATGCATTTAATATGGTAAAAGGTGTTGATGAAAGCAGAGGAAACGATGTCAGTCCTGCAAGTTGGATAGCATGGAACAAATATTCAACAGGAAGTGGTGAATGGTTAGGCAATATTGATTTATTAAATAAAGAAGTTCAATATGCAATAGATAAAAACCATTGCTATTTTACTGATGACCATATAATTTTGCCTAATGAAATGTCGTTTGATGATATATTAAAAAGATGTAATGCTATTCATTTTGAATTCGAGAATAGATTATTAGACCATAAAAAGCAATTAGAAGAAACAAGTGCACCAGATAGTGATAATGACTTTAAAGCATGTTTAGAACGTTTAAATAAATTAGTTCATCAAGTAGAAAAAGGTCCACATGCTGATGCTAAAACAAATAATTTTGTAGTAATTAGATATAATTCAGACCATGTATCAAAGGATTTTCCGAAATTATCTGATCCTATGTATAGAGAATTCCAACAAAATGTAGAAAATGGTGATTTATTCAGTGATTTCTTTACAGTAGGCAAGGACTTAGGACATGCTTATCACACAAATGATACTGATTTAATAAAAAACCAGGAAGTAAAACAACAAAGTGTTATAAGTGGTGCAGTTCATTTTGGATTTAATCCAGAACATTTTGGTAATAAAGATGAATGTGCACCAGAACAAGTACCAGAGTATGCTAATTATCAACAATGGTGTAAGGATAATAAAGCATATGAGTATGGATATCCTTATTGGGAACCTAAATATAACTTAGGTAGAGCACCAATTGGAAGTTTATTAAACGAAACTTATGATAGTTTAGTAAATAAATTTATACAAACACCTTTTATAAGTAAGGTAGAACTAACTAATGACTAAGATGAGAACATTTAACGAAAAAACATATAGACCTTTACCAGACCAATTAACAATTAAAGAGAGTAAAATTGATGGATTGGGTTTGCACATGAAAGAAAAGGCAGGCGGACTTAATGCAGGAACTGTAGTAGGAGAAACTCACGTGTTAGTACACGATAGAGATAGACTGGAATGGGTTAGAACTCCACTAGGAGGATTTATTAATCATTCAGATGATCCTAATTGTTACATAGCAACAAATAAAGGTGATAGAATATTACACACAATTAAACCAATTAAGTCAGGAGAAGAACTTACTGTTTATTATAGATTCAAAGGTTATGACGGTATTATAGGTTCAGACACAGACGTAGATATAGAGGAGCAATAGTATGAGAAAGAAAGGTCAAAATGCAAGACGTTTAGGTGCTTTGGGTAGACTAGAAGCAGTAAAAAACCCTAACGAAAGACAGCAAAAAGAGATTGCTGTATTAAAAGATAGAACCAGAGGCAATGAAGTTATATAGTTTATTATTAATAACATTACTTTGTTCATGTTCGACTATAGAAATATTAGACGGACTTTGTTATAACGATAAAGAAGGGACACATATTTGTCCAACTGAAGAATGAGATTCTTTCATTTATTCACATTATTAATAGTAGTATTCTTTGGTACCCAAGTATTCAGTCAATCAGTTGATGAATATGTTCAAGAACAACACAATAATTTATTCTCATACTTAGATAGTGTAGAGGAAGTTACTAATGACGGCTTAGAAGAAGTTTTAAGTGGGTTAGTTGCTAGTGAACAGATAAGCAAACGAGTATTAGGCAGAGCAAACTATGAAGCAGTCACACCAGAACAGTTCGCTTTATTTGATAATAAGTTTAAGAACACACTATTTAAAACATACGCCGTAGCAATTAAAGATATTAGACAAATAGATATAGATAAAGTTAGACATCCTAAACAAAGAAAAGACCTAGCAGTAGTTATTATGTCTGTTAAAGACTATGAATTAGTATATAAAATGATTAAATTAAATGATATTTGGACAGTTGTTGGCATTGTATTTAACGGTATTGATATTGTTAAATTATATAGAGAACAATTTAATAGACATAAATTTGATAATAAAGGTGATTTAAACTCTGCTATAGAAACTTGGAAATAAAATGACTAATAATGAATTAGATTTACATGGAATTAAGCATCGAGATGTGCAATTACTTGTAGAGGATTGGGTATTAATTAATCAATATTCCGTTCCTTTAAAAATTATTTGTGGTAATAGTGCTAAAATGATTCAATTAGTTGACGAAGTATTAACAAATAAATTAAATATTAATTATCGTATGTGGCAATATGGAGTTATTGTTGTAGATAAAATATAATGGAAATTAAATTATTGGTATTACTTATTGTTGCCCTAGTAGTCTGGGGTCTCTGGTAATCTTATTACTACGTTTAAATCTATAAGTTGTAGTACCCACTTTACTCCTATCCATACCACCAATACGTTCATTACTGGCATCTAAGTCATATCCCATACACCAAAATGCTAACACTCTAATATCAGGATTCATTCCAGTATGACTCCAAGGTATTTTACGTTTACCACTGCTAATTGAATTACCAGGAATGTTTTGTTCTTCAAATCTGCTAATTGTTTTGCTTTTACCCATTAAATAATCCTCAAATGATTCTTTATTGTTTAACATTGTGCTATGTATTCTCTCTAAAGTATCATCAGTATTACCATTATTAGGAACTCCAGTTGTTTCCATTATTATATATTCTGCATTAATATTAGCCAAATATTCAAATAAATGATATGGAGAATGCAAATGATATGCTAATCCATTACAAACTACTACATCAAACTCACCAGGTTTATAATCCTCATAACTTAAACACTCTAATTCCCAATCAAATTCAGCCAACATCTCTAATATTTCTTTACTTTGATTAAACCATCTCTTATATGGTTCTATACCAAATAGGCTTTTAATACCATAATGATTATATATAGAAGTTAGTCTAGCATTACTACCTACTGCTATTTCTAGTACCTTTTTATCCTTTACAACATCATACATAGGACGAATATCCGCTATATATTCTGCTTCTACATCAGTCCCAAGTCCATGTAAATTATATCGTATTTGTTTAGGCGAATTAGGACTACCAGGAAAGCCATTCTCATCAATACTTCCTGATAATAAATTCATTCTTTTAAATATATGTGAATCGCCTTTCTTTGACATTATACTAGATAATCTATTTGATTTACTGATGTATATTTGCCTAATTGTCCATTAATATCATATACAGTAACAACATAATTAGTATTAACAACTCTATGCTTATTATCCCCGGCACTTATTACTTTACTAACTGAATCAACATACTGATATGTTCTAGGCAAATTACTTACATGCTGTATAGGATCTACAACACTATAAGGTTGATTACGTGGTGTGCTTACACTATCCATTAGAGTAAAATACTCAATACATATATGTTAATAGCCATAAGACTCAACAATGTAATGAATACCCACTTAATATGGAACTTCGTATTTAATAGTTTATTTAACATAGTATATATTTATCTGCGGCTAACTAGAGACTGCGAAACGCCTGGAAATGGTGCGAAGTTAGAGGCGGCGTACGTCCTGAAATTGCGAAACGCATATAATATACTCCTTTATTACCTATATAACCTAATAGTTCTAACCTAATATACCTCTGCTCATGCTCACTGCCTAGTCGGATATTGTCCTACAGACAGTCATACAGTTCATATAAGCACGATTTATTATATAGACTGTATCAAGCCTAGTTTATATAAAGTATTGTGCCTTACGGTGCTTATACGATGTTTATACGGTTGTGAGTTGAAGTGTACTAACGTTCTATTTGAATTCTTTATACTGTATATAGTGTTAGCCGAATTAAAGTATAATTATAAACTAATTAAATATTTAATTAATATATAGTCTATATATAAGTGCTTACGCACTAGTATTTCGTATGCTTAACGCATACTCATACTGAAACTTACATACAAACGTACACGCACAACATCTTGTACGCACATTTGTACGTTAAATACGTTTATGTGGCAAGCAGAAACAACACTATTTGATTATATATTCATGATATCCTATATAGTGGCATTAGTGTATATATGGATTACACTATATAGAGATTAACTATAGAAGTGTGCAAGAGTGTGTAATTGTGTGTAATTTTAGGGATATATTGGAAGATTGAGTTGTTTTACGCATAGCAAAAATAACTTTATATAGTGTGCCGGAACACCGGAAAAAAGTCAAGAAAAATCTACAGTATATACCGTTTCGCCCATACAGACACCATAGTGGTAAACCATAGTCGTCCAGAATCCTTCGGACCCACTCGCTTCGCGGTGCATTCTCCGGGAAAGTGGGCTTGAGCCTCCAAGATGCACAGCCTTCAGCAGAGCATACTTGTAGGGATAGTTCTGGACTCCCCTAAAATAGTGTATATACCATAGTGGAGGAGCCACTTTTTCTGGCAAAAACCAGTACCGTGTACCAATATTCCTGGCAACTCTGACTCGCTTCGCTCGTTTTTCTTGGCAAAAACCTCCTATATATGGGTTTCGGCTACACTCTAGAACTGTGGATAACCTGTGTATAAGTGTGAAAAGGTTGACTTTTGACTCAAAATATGTTAATATCATGTTAATGATATAACCAAGTGGGTGGTTATACCGCTTCATTAGAAACGCATCTGTTTCCAATGTCGGTTCCCTGTCGCTTTGGAACTATAACTTGGTGCCTATAGTCATGAATATACCGCAAATAATGGCAGAAAAAGGTTGACTTTTGGGCAGAAGATGTTATTATATATACATAATATAGTTGTAGGAGGCAGTATTATAATATGGTAGGATGGATTAGTTTAACATTGTTTATAGGTTTCACCCTATATTTCATTAAATTACTATTTGATATAGTATTTGTTGAGGGTCCGGAGGTTATATATCCGGCTACTCTTGGTATTCTTGCTTTATTCGTTTTCTTAGTATATATGTTTGGTACTGATATACTATTCATCTTATCAACTATTCTTATCGTTGGCTTACTTATTAGGAGATATGCATAATGGCAGTAGGCAATATAACAATCGAATCAATACCTGTAGCATTTAAAAGAGCATTCAACAAGGCGGTTAGCCTTGGTGAGAACCTCTATGAAGATGGTTCCGTTAATTGGAACTTTGTTGATGCTGACTTGTTTATGGAATTCGGTCCGCGTGATACTGAAATAAATGAACGATACTTATCAGAACTTCACTATGAGATGTTTGAACTGTTAGCCGATGCTTATGAACGTGCTAATGGTATTCAAAAGCAACAGGACACTATAGTAAGTATATAAACACTATATACACGAACTTCACTATAAAGGACTATCATATAGGTTCAGACTAGAATCAGAACTTTTTTCTGGCAAAAATAAAATATTCAATAATTACCTGGGGGTACCGGTAATACAGCGGTGGGGGTATAGGATTTGAAAATTTGGCATCGGTGGTAATTCAATTTTTTTGCCCTACAA